CCCGTTGGGCCGTTTTGTCTGGCACCTCCGCCACCTCCGCCACCACCACGGACGTAAGCATAAATTGTACTTGCAGTTGGTTGAGCAGTGTATGTTCCTGAGTTAGGTCCAAATTCCATAAATGTAGGTCTCATATTTAAAGTTCCAGCTGATCCTGAAGATGCAGCAGTTAATCTACCTTGTGCATCAACAGTAATTGTTGCAGCAGTATAAGTTCCAGCACTTACTGTTGTATTAATTAATTGATCTGCACCAACTGCATCATCAGCTATTTTAGCTTGTGTTACTGCATCGTCATTAATAGTTGCAGTTATAACTGCATTATTTGAAAGTTGTGCAGCTCTAATCGCATCATCAGCAATTTTGTCATTTGTAATTGCATCATCAGCAACTTGTGCAGTTCCTATAGTTCCCCCTAGAGTGTCTAATGAAATTTCTGTAAGATTAGTACCGTCAGTATAAGCGGCATAAATTTTTTGTGCATCAGGAGAAAATCCAGTTCCTGAAGCAGTTTTAATAGTTAAGTTTGTAGGATTAGTTACTAATCGGCAATCAAAAATATAAAATTTTTCTATTGAATCAGGAACTGTACAAACAGTTGAAGATCCAGCAGTTATTGTTGCAAATTTTATTACAAGGTTTCTCGCATTAGAAAGAGCCCCATCTGACATTACTAAAGCAACGGTGCCACCTGAAGAAAGTGTTATTTGTTCAAAACCTGCTATTGCTTGTTGTACTAAATTTAAATTTGTGTTTGTTTTATCACCCCATGTACCAGCATTTTCACCGGTTACCATAAGTTCTAGTTTAAGATCACTTGAATAACTTGATGCCATAAAATTTTTCTCCTAATTGTTTTAATTATACATTTATCACGCTGCCAAATCAACCTCTGTCCATGTATTATTTACTCCGAGATCTACCTCTTGCCAAGATGTTATATTTGGACTTCCTACAGATGCGGTCATTTGAATACCAGTAACACTAATATTTGCTGTTCCAGTGACTGTTACAGATCCTACAGAACTACTTAATTGTTGACCTCCTACACCAATAATTTGACCAGGAATTTCTGCATGTTGCCCTAAAGATAAAGTAGCAGTTTGACCAGTTACTGGTTCAGTAGTGGTTTGTGTTAAAGTAAATGATCCCAAAGAAAAACTAGCTTGAATACCACTTACATCCACTGGAGTTTTTAGACCAGCAACCGTGTTACCAACAGAACCAGTTAAAGATCCAGCACTAGTTACAGTTACATTAGCATCAGCATCAAAAGTTAAAGATCCAATTGTAAAATCTAATTGATCTTCTGCTGCAAATACAGTGATATCTTGATCAATTTGTAAAGAGAAACTTCCAAAAGTTGAAGTTAATTGACCTGCAGATGTTACTGATACATTAACATCTGTAAATGCATTAGCTGCTGGAAAATTAATTGTAGATGTAATTTGTTGTCCAGCAGGAGCAACTGAGAAAGCTTCACCCCAAGCAAGATTACCCCAAGCTCTTCTTCCCCAACCGATTCCAGTTAATTCTGATTCATCAACTGTAGCTGTTCCAATACTTGAAGTAGCAACATTACCAGTTACTGGAACGCCTATACCTATGGTCGTACTACCAACAGCCATAGACTCTAAACTACCAGTAACTTGTACAGTTACAGATATTCCTGCTACTTCTTCTCCTAATGAGGATGATAAAGATATTCCAGAAACATCTACGGTTGCATTTGCAGTTGTTGTAACAGATGCAATACTAAATGATGCACTTATTCCTGTAATTGTTGGTTGTGAACCTGAAAGATCTCCCCATTCGTTTTCGCCCCAAGTGTCGCCACCCCATCCAACTTGTACTTCTGCATCAACAGAGATTGTGCCAATACTATAGGTTGCACTTAATCCAGAAAGAGTAATTCCGACATCACCTTGTGCTGCCCAACTACCTGATCCCCAACTAAGTGCACCCCATGTATTTGACATTCATTATTATCCTTATGCTAATCTTAATATAGCAGCAGATGTTGTAAATGCAGGAAACTGAATTGTAAATGTTCCCGAAGTTGCAGTTTTATCTCCACCAAAATCTAATACAGCTACTGCATCAGTAGTGCTAGAACCACCGTCAGTTGTTGTATTGTAAATTAAAGCACCTCTCGCAGTTAATGTTACACCTACGAAAGATAAGTCAGCAAAATCAGTAATAGCTACTGAAGATGAAACTTTACAACCTTGATTTACTAAAGCTTTACCGCCAGCTGTATATCCAGTTGGTGATGTAACTTCATTCGCAGTTGCATAATTTGTTGTCGATTTTCCTAAAGTCGCTGAACTTGTAAACATTGCTAATTTGTATGTGTCTCCATTTGGAGCCGTATCAAAATCATGTTTACCTTGTAGCAATTCTTTTTTAAAAGAATCACAGATTGCATTAGTTGTTATAGCCATAATATTCTCCTTTTAATTTATGGACTTGGAGAATCTACTTTTATTCTTGGAACCCCATCAGTATATTCCCCTCGTCTTCTTCTACCCATTTGTTGTAGGGCAAAATTTTGTATTTCTTCATTATACTTTGAATTATAAAGATTGTATAGATTGTCGGGTCCTTTTAAAAATCTATAAGCTTCAGATAATACACCATGTAATAACATGGACTCTTGGTAAGTGGATAAAAAAGTATTATTTGTAGAAGTAAAATTTGGTGCATCTTTGATATAATTTATTTGAACTGTATCAGCAGCAGCTGGAACAGGAGCAACAATTATATTAAAATCATCATAATTTGCATAATATTTAGGAGTTCCTTGTCTACCTGAACCATTAAATTCAGAAATAAAACTAGTGTCTCTTTTTTCTAAAAAAGTTCTATTACCACTTGAATCGATGTGTTCTACAGATCTTAATATTAAAACATCTGAGGGTAAGGATACAGCTCTATTTGCAGCTGTAAAATTTGATGTAGCATATTTTCTAAGATCGTCATAATCTACTTTACCAGCAACATCTAATTCTACTGATCTTATAAATTCTTGAATGATAGCATCTGTTAAAACATTACTATCTACTTCAGTATAATTTCTTACTTGTGTTAAAAAATCTGCGTGTGTAATTGACATTATGAAATAGTTACCCCCACATTTCCAATTGTTGAAATTAATTCTCTTCTTCTATTTTGTAATGACGGATCTTCAGGAATCATATTGGTAATAGTAGTTGTTATACCATTAGATGTAACTTCAAATTCTTGTGTACGAAAAGCAAAATCTCCTGGTAAAGATAAGTTAGCTACACCAACAGGAGTTCCTCCTGAATTAGATATTGTTTGGTCATTTGCAAATTCTTGTGAAGGTTGTTGAAATTTCATGACTCTTGGATTTTTCAAAGCAACAGCATCTGCTTTATGATATGGTGGATCTAGTTGTGGATGCTTAGGTTCAAATTCCGATACATGGACTAATGAACCGTTCCATTCTTTTACCATCTCTCTATATGGATACTCCATACCTGATCTATCAGATATTGCTTTTGATCTTTTACCAGTTGCAAAACTCATTACACTCCATCTCCAAAATATGTTTGAGGAGAAATATAAACAGATGCTCTTTGACCATCTTCATTTAATGCTCTTAACAATTCATCCTCATAAAGTTGTTTTAACAATTGAATTCTATCAGGAGCTTTTTTAACAGATAAATAATATGCAAGTCCTGAACACATGCACGGTAAAAATCTATATACAACATCTGCTTGATTATTGTATGAACCAGTGTCTTGAATTCTATCTATTGTATAAAATTTTAAAGTAGTAAAAGTTGTAGCATCAGGAGCTAGATATAAAAAAATTTGAGGTGTTGTTTGTCTATCAACAAAATATTGAGATGGTTGTCCTGTTTGTAATTTGTTTGGAAGAGCTGCATATGCAGATCTGTCGATTTTTGTTAAAGAAATATCATTAGTTGATGCAGTATTACTAGCTGCAGCTGTTGTTGAAATATAAGCTTCTAGCACATCATTAACACTTTCATTTACAGCATATTGTGCTGTACCCGCAGTTAATGTTACTTCATTTAATGAAACTTTCCAAAGGTGGACACCTCTGTTTCCCCACTCAGAAAATAAAAGATTTAAACTTCTTCTTGCACTACGTAGATCACGTCCACTATTAGTTCGCATACCACATCTCTCGTATGCTTCTTCAATAATGTCATCGATATTTAAATCGAATGATGATGTTCCTGACGTTGCCATAATTCATTACATTAAATCTTTGTAATAATCCAAAGACTTTCCTGGTACTAATTGTTCATCTTGTAAACCCATGCCAGAGGTTCTAGCTGCACCATATCCTCTAGTTGATTTAGCTTCCATTCCCATAGATGCTTTCATCATATCTTTTTCTCTAACTTTTTTGGCAGCCATTCCAACATTAGCATACATCATTTTACCTTTTTTAGCTTTTGCCATCTTACCTTTTTTAGCATAGCCCATTTTATTTCTTACTTTTTCAGGAAGTTTTGCGAGTCCTGGATTTTTTTCTTTGTCTACTTTCTTCAACATTTCTCCTCCAATTTTCATATTACTCATTTTTTTTAGAAGACTATTTTTTTTAGCTTCAAATATACTTTGACTATCTTTTGAAGTAGGTATCAATTTTTTAATTTTTTTTGCTTCATTCTCACTTATTTGAGACTTAGCAATTTTTTTTAAAGCTCTTACTTTTAATTTTTGTACTTCTTCTGACATAAATTCTCCTTAGATTTCTATCATACCACCATAATACTTTTTGGTAAAGGTACTGACATTTGTTGGTTTACCACCAACTCCTTGTGGCTTAGCTCTTTTCCTCGCAACGGCACTCTTCCTTTGGGATTCTGTCATCCTTGCTGCTTTTGCAGCAGGGACGCATTTTGGATACTTCCGTTTTCGATCCGCTGCTAATTTTGAACGGCCACACGGTGCGTAAGAACCATCTTTTCGTTTGCTCCCAATATCTACCCACTTTTGATCGAACCATTTCTTTAGTCCCATTAGAATACACCTTTAAAATTCATTCCTTTAATTGCTGCTCCACCTCCACGGCACATGCCACCTTCTCTAAATCTTGTTAAATTTGTACCCATTAATTTAATTCTATCTTTATCTTTACTTTGTTTAATTCTATCTTTTTTCTTATAATTTTTTTCTGATTTGGCTTCATCTAAAGCTCTGACTTCAGCAGCAGTAAACATTCTACCCTTATCTGCACTACGCACAACAACCGGGTTTCCTAAATGATCTGAAGTGCCTTTTTTCGGTTTTCCTTTTTTAAATTCTAAACCTTCTCTTGGATCCATAGATTTTGTTTTTTTGCTTTTAGTCATCTAACATTCCTTTGTAATAGTTTTTGTAACTTTTATTTGAAACCTCATGACCAGCAAGATTACCTTTTATATAAGTTCCTGTATAAGGTTCTAAAGTTTGTGCAAATTTTCCGCTACTTGCTTTAACAACTGAATCTAATGATTTAGCTTGTGCTTTATGAAGTCTTGAAGCTTTATGTAANGCACCCGCAACTTTTTTAATTTTTGCTTCTCCACCACTTACTTTACCAGCTGGTTTTGGACCTCTAAAATCTTTTCTTTTTACACCACTTGGGTCTTTAATTTTACCAGCACAAATTTTACTAGCGTAAGCGTTAGCATATGCTGAAGGATAAACTCGAAATTTTCTTTTCGCTGCAGCTTTACCTCTGGGACATAATTTAGTCATAAATCTTAATCCTTTTTCTATTGTACAATTTTTTAGATTGTATCACTTTAGAAAGGTAGATTCTAGACCTTAACTTTTTTGCCTCTGGATTTCTTTTTGATAGATGCGATGACTCTTCGTCTTTTTTCTTTTTCATCTCTTGCACC